ACAGCGGATACTCCAGAAGGTAGACAAAAACTAGAAGATGCCATAAGAGCTTCTAGAGCTAAACAACTTACTAAATTTGTAGATGATGTAAAAGATGATTTTGGTCAGGGTAGAACGCTTCAGCAAGGTATGAAGGTTGCTACAGATAGATTACAAAATATTCAAACTACTACTGATAGAAGTGTGCTTCCTAGAAGTAAAGGTGGTAGAAATGTTAATCCGACAGATAGATTATTAGGTAGAGATTCATCTGGTGAAGGTGTCTATGTACCACGTATGACTCAGAGTAGTAAAGAAATCAAAGGAGATAAGATCGTTGATAGTGGTCCTAAACCATACAATGAATTCAGAGTAGGAATTAAAAAAGAAACAGATCCAGATAAAAAAGCATTATTACAGCAAGCTATAAGTCAAGCAGGTGAGGAGAGTTCAAGAAGACTAACAGCTGGAATGGAAGCAATGAAGAAGAATAGAACTACTGGACAGAAGATAGAAGATTTCTTAGGAGGTTCACAGTATAGACCTGCTCTTCAAATAGCAGCAGGAACTGCAGTAGCACTAGGAACAGCTTATGCAGTTAAGAAAGGAGTACAAAAGATAAATGAAAGGAGAGCCAAGAAACAAGACCCTGTAGAATACTTAAAGTATAAACATGGTGACTTTGCCAGTGCAAAGGAAGCCTTGAAACAACCAAAAGCTAAAGGTTACCAAGATTTAGTCCCTTACGTTAAATAGAATTATGATTCCAGGCAGTGGTATATTTTCAGGATCAGGAGCTATAGGAGGAGCTGGTATTCAACAGAATCCTGATTATGGACAGCCTACAGGTGGAAGTGTCACTTTAGGTTCTGATCCAATGAACACAGGTAGTGGTAAAAGGAAAAATAAATTTAGAGATGCACTAATGGCTGCTAGTAAGTATAAACAGCAAACTGATTATAAAGCACAAAAAGAAGCTGAAGAAAAAGAAAAAGCAGCAGCACAAAGACAGACAATGAAGATATCTGATGATGTCTCTGTAATGGAGGGATATACAGATCCTGGATTTACTGTCCAAGGTCAGCAAGGTAGATCTCTACTTGGACCTATCGGAGCTGCAGTTGGTATATTTAATCCTATGGTAGGTGCAGGGATCAGTGCAGCTGGTAACCTCACAGGTTATTAAAAGCATACTACCTATAAAATATTAATTAAGTAACAACAAGTCTTCTAAAATGTTTGGTTTCGGAAAAAACAAGAAAAAAATGGCTGGTGATAACAAGAATCTATATGTAGATCAATATGGAGTTATCAGAACACTTCCAGGTGCATTAAATCAACCCGGATTACAACTAGATACTTCTAGTGGGGCAGCAGCACCACTTCTTGATCCAACTCAAGGTGGACAGTTAATAGCTCCAGGTAGTTTTTATCAGACACAGCGTTTGTTAGGATTACAAGGTGCAGCAGATGAACGTGCTAAAGCACAGAGATTAGCTGAAGATCAGTATAAAATTACAGATCAGATAGAAAAAGATAGAGCAGCAAGGTTAGGTCAGATGGTAGATTTCCGTCAGAGAGTTGCAACAAGAGGTGCTTTAGTACAGCAAGGTCAGATTGGTAATCAGACACTAGCACAACAAAGTCTCCAAAATGTAGGACAAGTTTTAGGACAGGCTCCAACACTACAATAACTAGTCATCATGACAAAAGGAACAAGACCTAAATATGATTCTAAAAGAGCTGAGGAGCAGTTTGGGTTTCTGTTAAATAAAAACTATTTAGCAACAGGAGGACGTTCTGGTCAAGTAAAACCTTCTAAAGAAACAGTTGATGCGAATCGTGCCAAAGCACAATCTCTTTTAAGTAACTTTTTTGGTAGATTTAGAAACAAAAGAGAACCTAATGTAGAACCTGCATATAAACCTGAACCAGGTGTAATGTATGGTTCATTGCCAGCTGATTATAAACAGACAGAACAGAGAATATTTGAAGAAGCTGCGGATTTTAATAAGAGGACAAAAGGCAGAACTGATTTAGATCTTAATCTTAATCTTGATACTTCTGGGGGACCAAAAGCTGATGTTCAATATGGTCCAGGTAAAAGAGCAACAGATCTGTTAGAGAGATTTGTAGGTGATCAACTATATCAGAATCAATTATCTGGATTTAGTCAAAATTTATTAAATCAACAGATGGCTTCAGCAGCTGAAAGAAATCGTCAGAACTTGGAAACTACTCTTGCTTTTGATAGAGATTCACCCACCAAACAACAAGAGAGACAATTCAAAGCTAAGTATGGTGAAGCTTTACTTGCTGAAGCAGTTGCAAAACAAGCTTCAGCTGGTGCTGAGATGGGAGGTCTTGGCACTGCTAGAAGATTTGGAAGAGGCTAAGGTTTCTTGCACTAAAATTAAATTAAGACTTTTAATTATTTGTTGATATGGGAGGAAGACCACCAGCACCAAGAGTTGAGTATATACCTGCTCCACCACCACCTACTACGGTAACGACACCAACGCAATCTCTTAGAACTCAAATAGAGTTAGCAAAAGTATCTGGTGAGCAGAATAGATTAAATATGGAAACTGGTGCAAATTTAGATCGTATTAATGAAGAGTTTTATACAGGTCAGGATCTAAGAAGATATAGAGCCAGAGGTGCTGAAGAGCGTTCACTTGCTAGAACCAAAGGTGAACAAGACAGAGCAACTTTAGGAGTTAGAGGTGAACAAGAGAGACTTACTGTTGGAGCTAGAGGTGCTCAAGATAGACTTACTGTAGCAGCTACAGGTCAGCAACAGAGACTTACTGTTGGAGAAACAGGAAGACAAGAAAGACTTACAACTGGAGAAAGAGGTAAGCAAGAGCGATTAACTACACAAACTAGAGGTGCTGAAACAAGACTTACTGCAGGAGAAGTAGGAAGACAAACAAGACAGACTCAATCAGAATTACTCGCTGGTCAGGAACGTCAAATTGGTTTAAGAGGTACTGAAGAGAGAGCTACTACAAGAACCAGGGGTCAAGAGGAAAGAGCTACTGTTGCAGCTACAGGCACTCAAAGAAGACAGACTCAAGCACAACTATTAGCTGGTCAGGAACGTCAGATCGGACTTAGGGGAACTGAAGAACGAGCTACTACAAGAACCAGAGGTGCTGAAACAAGACAGACTCAGGCACAACTATTAGCTGGCCAAGAACGTCAAATTGGTTTAAGAGGTACTGAGGAGAGAGCAACAACAAGAACCAGAGGTTCTGAAACAAGACAAACTCAGGCACAGTTACTTTCTGGACAAGAGCGTCAGATTGGTCTTAGAGGAACTGAAGAAAGAGCAACCACAAGGACTAGGGGCCAAGAAACACGAGCTACTGTTGGTGAACAAGCTAGACAGGAAAGAGAAACTACTCGTGTCAGAGGCCAAGAACAGAGAGCTGGAATTCGTGAATCTGGTGCAGAAACTAGAATGACTGCCTTGCAACAAGAAGCATTTAGACGCTATAAAGAAAATAGAGATTATCAACAGTCACGAGCAGCATACCGAGCATAACCAAATGGTTAGATACTTTATCTGATAAAGAAAAAGAAACATATCTAGCTTTTTGTAAAAAAACCAGTTCACCGATACAGATGTATCTTTATGCCCGTTTTTTAGGGTATAAAGGTTCTATAACTGATTGTGATCTTTGGGCTAAAGAAGAATTTAAAAAAAGAAACTTTAATGTAATACTTGAGATAGAGATAGATTCTATGCAAGTAGATATATCAAAGTTAAGAGAAGCAATAGATCTTGGAGTGGTAAAACAAGATATGGGAGCTGCTCGTATATCTATGCTTCAAAAAGAATTACGGGCACATATAAAACAACTTGCAGATGAAAAGCATCTTACAGATAGACAAGGTTTAATATTAGCTGGTGCTGATAGAGCATTAAGAGAAATACTTTTAATCTTTAGAGATGATCCTATAGAAGGTCCACTACAGGAAGCATCAATGGGTGTATGGACTAAGATTCTTCAGGAAGAATCATAAGTCTTAACAGGTTAGTCTTAATACATGGCTGGAACAAGTATCTATTCTGTTTATCGTAGAA